TATAACTATAAACAAGTTATTAGACAAGCCAGTAGACAACAAAGCTAAAGACCATACAGTATTAGCTGCAACAGTTTATGAAAAACTACAAGAGATTAACGGTAATATACTTACTGTTAAATCTAAACTTAGTGGAAAGGTAATAACATAATGTCAGATTTATTCGAAAAGAATAATAGGAACAGAAACCAAGACGGCACATTCAAGAAGGATGTGGGGTGGACTCCTTGGAACGAAGCATGGAGTTATAAAATGAGTGAAGACCTCAAAGATATGCTTGAAAGAACTGCCTGGACCTTCATTGAAGCGTTCATTGGTGCGTTAACAGTTGCTCCTCTTGTTGGTGTAGAAGCTGAAACTATTCAGTTAGCTGCATTAGCAGGTGGTGGTGCTGCACTAGCAGTTATCAAGACATACGCTAAAAAACAAATAACTAAGTAGTTTATAGCAAAGCCGAGGGTGTTATCCTTTCTACCTCGGCTTCTGCTTACTCTTCTTCTTGTGAAGAAATCATTGAATCGTTGTAATCACTTACAAATTTTTCAATAAGCGAATCTAACTTACGCATATTAATTGGTTTTAGTATTGGACTTTTACTTACTTCTTGTCCACCACAAGAGTTAGCCACTTGTATAGCCCAATTCTTAAGTTGTTTAGGTTCAATAAATATGTTTATCTTATCCATTAGAAAGGTAAATCCCCATCATCAAGTGTCTTAGGGTCAGGTAACTTAATACCATTCTTTGCAGCAGCATAGTCTTTCCACTCTTCAGGTGTAGCTTTATTGTCCATCCACCAAGACTTAGCGAATACTTTACCATCTACAGTATCTCCTGCAGTACAGTTGCCCATTGCTTGACATCTAAAGTCAGGACTGTTAGGTTTGTTTTTTTCTTGAGCTGTATAGTATTTAACTCCTGAACCACAAGGACATAAAAGACCTGAATCATTTATAGCAGGTTTACCATCAGGATGTTTAGCTTGTTTAGCATCACCAAACCCTGCTTCTTTAACTACCTTTACGGGATTGTCAGAAGATGTAGAGACAGGGGGCTTAACACCCTCTGACTTTCCCTCTGATTTTTTTGCCACCTGTGATGAGGTTTCGACTTTGCGCATCTCTTGTTGGCTTGGACGTTTCTTATTACTACCCTGATACATCCAGTTAGCTAAAGCTCTACCTATAGCAGATGTTTCACAATTTTCCATCCAAGATGTTTTATTTGCAAAGCCATCGCCTTTAGTTTCTTGAGCTATACCAGTAGAGACAACTTCTCCGTCTCTATATACATATGCTTTTATAGTTACACACGAACCATCTTCAGTTATGTGTACTACGTCTGTTGTGATTTTACCTTTTGGATTATCTTTCCAATATGCTTTAAGTCTATCTTCGACTAATTCATATTCGTCTAAATTAAAATTAGGCATTTGTTCCTCCTGTCTCCTAATACTATTATTATATATCTTCCTGTTTTATAACTACATCTATTTCTTTTTTATTCTGTGCAACACCAAACAGTACACACAAAACATTTACACAAACTAACACTGCATCTTCTATTCGTAAGTGTTTACCACAGTAATAACACATAGCTACTCCTCAAGATTAACCAAATACTCGGCTGTAACTCCCTTATTAGGTTTCACAAACAAACAAAACTGTGATGGTCTACCCATGCTAGCTAGTTGTTCTTGGGCGAAAGTGTTATAACTTTCAGTGCTACCATTAACCCATACGCGCGTATCATTAATATACATAGTCGTTGGTGTGTGATAGTGTCCACATACTGCATGTGTAAAGTTTTCCATCAAGCCATTTGCTGCTAATGATTTCCAACCTAATATTTTTTTATTATATCCATACCAAGGTATGCCTGCGTGACCTCTTATTTGGTCACCGTGAAAGCACATAAACTTAGCTTTCCTACCTATGTCTGCAACTAAATACCAGTTACGTTCATTACCTCCGTCAGGTACAATAAATTTTATACGTGGCTCATTGGCAAACATTGTCTCTAAGATTTTACCTAGCATACGGTCAGCGTTAGTTTCAGGATTGTAATCTCTACGACTACGACCACCTAATGCACCGTGGTTACCTATGACCCAGTAAACATCTACTTCTTCAAACTCTGATAACAGTATTGAGAAAAATTTATGCAGTATCCTTGGACCATCTACTGTTACTTGACGGTACAATGACGCGTCTATTAGGTGTGATTGTCCAGGAAAAATTAATTCTCCTTCTACAATATCTCCTAAACATAGCACTGCAGCTTTCTTTACTGGATGAGAATGACGTTGCAGCCTCGCCAGTTCAGAGATTTTTTGCGCGTATCTTACAACTCTTTCTTCAGCAGTATTAGTACTGTACGTAGGTGTAGTCTTTGCTAACTGTATGTCTGATAATAATGGTACGCATATTTCTTCTCCTGCAGTCTTACGTGATTTGGGAGGAGGTTTAACTGGTGGCAAGTCTAAAGAATTTATACCGTCTTTCACGGCACGATAGACTGCATCAATTAAATCAGAATTTTTATCATTAAGTTTGTCAATACGTTTAAGTAAACGTTCATTGGTAGATTTGAGTTCTGCGTACTTGCCGTCTGTTACCTCAGCAAGTAGTTCAGTTATTTCTTTCTTACTTCTTTTAGCCATGTTCTCACCGATACTGCAGTAATTTTTACGTTGTATTCATCTTCGAGAATATCTGCAATCGTTACTGAGTTTACTTCCTTACCCTGTTTTACTAGATTTTCAACTGCGTCAAGGAAGTCTGAGGTATCTTTATCAACATTCTCATACCATTTCCCAGTCGTAGATATTATACTTTCTAATAGTTTGTCTATATCTTTATTCACTTTGCTAATGTTACCATAACTTTGTGACACTTTTCTATATAAATAAAATTATATAACGCACGCGTATAGAGATAAAATTTTTTTCTTTGACCTCGCACGCGTATTGAAACCAAAAAAAAAGCCACACGAGCGCTTGCGCGTCCGTGTGGCTTAAACGTAGGTTAAATGAATAAAAGACCTACGCTTGTTTTACGTAGGCTTTAGCCCACTCTACTGCTTTTTCTACTGTAGGTATAACAATAATATTATACTCTTTAACTTTTTTCAAGGCATCAATAGTTAGTTCAGGATTAAAGTCAGGTACTGGTACAGGAGTACCATAGTTATCATCCTTGCAAATACCTGATACTTGCATATCAGTAATAATGATACGTGGCTCTTGTTGTTTACCCAACCAGTCCATAGCAGGTCCATCAATAATATTGTTGTAGCCATATTTTGGTATTTCTTCTACCCACTTACCTTTGCTAGCTAGAATACCGAGCGTACCAGTAGGTACAATGTCAGTCTCTTTCCATTCAATATCTGCTAAATCATCATCAACTAAACCTTGATACATAGCAACTGTAGATGCAGGTAATATATGTACAAGGTTTTCGATATCTTCAGAATCAAAATGCATAGAGCCACTGCCATCAATCAGTAAAGTGCCACCATTTCTTTTAGTCTTGTTCGTGAATACCTTTCTATCTGTAGTAAATCTGTGCATTGCTCTTGGATTAATACCTGTATCAGATTTCTTCTTTGCTACAGCTTGTACTTTGACAGGCAACCTTTGCGTAAGTTCAGGATTGTCAATTTTCATAACACCCCACTTAGCTTCTTCACCTGTTCTACGTGCCATATTGCCCATGACTGTATTATTTACATCACTCATATCTTCATCAGTAAGCACACCAAGTCCATCTTGTTCCATATCATATTCTTCAAGAAAAGACGTTGGCAAGATAATATCTTTGTTAGACATATCCTCAAGCTCATTGTATAAATACTCTGCGACTTGTTTTATCTTTTTGTTAGGAACAATCTTTGCATCCTTACGTGTCGACCACACCATTTTGTATGCAGTAGCTAGTACATCAAGAAACGTATTCCATTCTTTAACTACTACAACTGCATCGGTAGTCTCCATTGTCTCTTCGAGCCGTGACATAAGAGTATATCTGCTAAGAGATAACACTTCTTCTATAGTTCCAGGCATATTAGATAAGTAATGTGCAAGGTTTCCCCACTCTATTCTTCCCATCTTTGCAGAGCTAGACAACGTGTCGACAATAAATTTCCTTAGTGTCTCATCATTTGTTCTGCCAAGTGTGTTTCTATAGTACCAAAGAACATTGTGATGAATAGTATTTCTACCTCTAGCAGTCCATCGTGCAGGAAGAAACTTATCAGCTTTCTTCACAATGTACCAATAGATAGACATATTCATTGCAATGTCTACGTACTTAGTCATATGCTTGACACCAACTAACTTACGTGGCTTACCATACTTGGTTTGCACAACAGCCATTAGCTTGTGTAAATTTTTAGTTAGCTCTCCATCTACTTCGTACATAGGTGTGCCTATTGTTTTGTTCTCGTGGTCAATAGCGAGAGTGGTAGATTTCTCTACCACCCAATCACTATCGTTCAGTGCTAATCCAAGAAGTTGCTTACGCTCCTTAGGTTTTCTTAACCTAAACATCTTGCATCTCTAAACTGCTAATAACGTCACTAGCATAGTAACCAAAACACACACGTGCTGCAGTCTCCTGTTGTATACCCATTTGAACTAACTTAGCAAATTCTTTCCAAGCTCTGATAGACATAGGTAGTCCACCGTCTTGTTCCTTTGCATAAGCACCCTTGTACTCTTTAGGAAGAGTTTCAATAGCTTCGGGATGTACTTCGTTGATATCAATCTTTACAGTAAACCTATCAGCCAATGCCTCAGGCAAATCTTCAGGCTTACCATTCATAGTGGCTACAACATTGAAACCACTTGCAGGTTGTACCAACTCTTTATCTTGATTAGGTAGAGTGAAACGTGCAATGTCACTGTCATCTAAGATAGCGTGCAATACTGATGTAACATCAGGTCCTGCGTGGTCTATCTCGTTGAGTACAAGACGTGTACCTTCTCTCCAAGCTCTGATACCAACGCCATCATTCCAATCAAATGTACCTTTTTCATTAGGTATATAATGACCGATAATCTCTGACGCAGAGCTATCCACTGTCAAGGTTGTGCTGTAAACTTCTTTCTTATTAGGCACGTTAGTCTTTACAGCTTGGTATGTTTTACCTGTGCCTGGCATCCCATAGAGTAAAACCCTCTCTGAGTTGCCAATTATTTCGTTGAATAGTGTCCAACAATTATCCATTTTATTCTCCATTTCCTTAACTATTCTTCTTCAGTCTCGGATAGACTTCTAAAGAAATCTTTTTCTGCATCTGCAAGATACTCTTCTACCTGTTCTATGGTAGCTTCTGCATCATCTGCAAATTTATTGTTAGCAGTTTCGTATATAGCTTTTTCATACGTACTTGCCTCAGGGATATCTAACCACGCATATGGTCGAATAGTAGGAATGTTCTCCCATTCTTCTCCATCAATGTCAACAGTAACTGTCATCCATTCAAGAGATTTATATCCTTCAAATGCTACGTTCTTAGATTGCATTTCAGATATTTCTGCAACAGTAATTGTTGGTATCTGAAAACAAGCACGAACGTGTGGCATAGTTAGTTTTCCTGCTTTGTGATAGTGTGGCATTGCTAGTGTACACTGTATAGGTATCCCATCAAGTATCACTCTATCTGTTTTCTCGCTATCTTCTACACCTTTTTCAAGGTTCTCCAGGAATAAACCTCTCAACAACGAGCGATTGTATCCTTTCTCAATAGCGTTTTCGTTCAACTTGTTCAGCACTTGTGAAGTGAGAACAAGGTAGTTGTACTCGTGTGTTTGCACACGATAGTTAATTTGCATTCTTAACTCTCTTTCTTTATTTTTAGTTCAGGTGTGTATCTTCCGAAGAATGTTACAATACCTTCTACATTTCTAACAGCAAATTGGTAGCCATCAGTGTAATACCTTGTATTGTATTGCTTCGCTCTTGTCCAAAAAGCTCCACCTTTTTTAGCTTTAGTATTAGTTTGTTGGTCTAACACAACCCATCTGTTAGGATTGTTTTCCATTAGAACATCCCACCCACGTCTCATAAGAAGTGTTGACATACCTGTGCCAAATACTCCTCCTTTTGCAGGTAGGTTTTCTACTGTTTCGCCTATGTTATATTTCATAAGTCCTCTCTTTCTGCTATCGATAGATAGCTTGTAACACACACATAGTGGGCGAAACTGGAAGTTTTGTATGTTTATATCGCCTTTCCTCGCTTTGTACACGAGTTCCAACCTTTCTTTCAACATTGGTATGTGCTACAAGCTATCTACTTTCGGTTACTACTAAACAGGGCTGTAAATGTAGCTCCTACTAATAGATAGCTTGTAACACACAGTCGTCCTGTTCCCTGCTAGCTTATGGGCTGGAACTCTCTTACTCTATGTGCTACAAGCTACCTACTTCTGTCCTACTTCCCTACTCAAATAAATGAGGTTAAATCGGGCATTAAGTTTCCGTAAATAGCTTGTTGCGTGTTGGTACTATAGCTGTGAGTACCTCGTGCCTGTCCTTCTTGGTTTTTTAATTAGCTACGTACTAATCCACAGAAAGGTAAGACGGTACAGGCACGAGCTACCCACATTGATTAGCCCAGGTCGTACTAATCTCGTAAGTAACTCTTGTATATTTACATATACAAATCTCCTTCAGGTTCATACAAAGGTGATTTAGTATATATCTTTGGTTGGTGTTCATAGAACTCTATCTTTGTCTCATTATCTGCAAGACTAACCAACATATCTATTTGACTTACTGCATCACTCAGTGATGTACCATTTGGGAATGTAAAATCCACAGTCAATACTTCTTCATATATCTTACTGTTTTCATCAACGTATTCGTATACGTCACTCATTCCTCTTCTCCTTTAATTTTGTTCTTGAGATAATTCTCAAGACTATCAATACCATCTGATACAACTTCATCTTCATTCTTAGCTTGAACATACATATTCTCGATGATATCAGGATTACCCATCATTACTAGCTGAGGCTCTTGCCAAAACCAAAAATTATTATGTTCAATCATTTGTTCTAATATCATATCAATAATCTCAATTATAAAGCCAAGTGGAACAGGAAACATATTAGGCTCTTTACCATTCTTAATTTGGTTGCAAGCCTTATCTATTAATTCTCTATTCCCTTCGCCAATGTAACTAATGTGTGCTTCATATGCATTTGTGTCTTTGATTGTCATGTCTTCTAAAGCCTCTGTAAGAAATTGTGCAAATTTTACAGCTTGATTTCCAACAGCAACTTGTATTTCGTGTGCAATCCATTGACCTAATGCATCAGGAAAAGATGTAGCATCGTACTTAAAATTGTGTACGTCTAAATTATCTGCACTGCTTTCCCCAGAGTTACCACCCATCTCTCTCCACGACCGTGCGAAGTATGTTCTTTTATCAAACTTCTTATTGACCGTGTCTTCTTCTCTGAATGCGTCAAAATTGACTGGCATAACTTTCTCCTTTCATTTTTGTATTAAGTTTCTTTACCGTCTCATAGCCACAAGTCCAACACTTAACAATGTAATGGACTGATGACTTCACGTTAGAATGTATAGCTAATCTTTTGTATTCATCTAACCTGCAGTTATCACATACCATAACTTCTCCTATCTCTTAGGTATATCTTTACCTCGCCTGTGCTGAGGTTTCATTATGCGTCTGATTAATTTCTTAATCATTCTTCTTCGCCAATGACTTCGTTTAACCTTTCGTATATAGCTCTGAGTAATGCTCTGTTCTCTGAGCCTCTACCCATAAGGTTATCTGCTATCTCTGTATCAGCTCCAATGGTTTTAGCCATAGCTCTGTATACTTTACATGCCTCGTTCATCTCAAGGATTTTACCTTCGATAAATTCCTCAGGAGTAAATGTTGTAGGATTATTTATATCCATTATTCTTTATCCTTTCCACCCTGATGATACGCTTGAAACGTAGCACCTGAGTTCCTCATCATTTTACGTAGAGATTTTTTAGCAAACGCTTTAGTATTTTTATTACTAACTTGCTTACTACTCTCCATATATTGTTTGCCACCACGCTTTGATTTGGCAGCTCTGCGTTGCGCTCTATTCATTTTCTAAATACTTTATAGCTATTTCTAGTTGCTTATGATTTCTCTTAAGCTGATAAATTATTCGGTGCAGTTGCATATCCTTAGAATTATGTTGTTTAATTCCGTGATATACAAGCTCGTCACCACCGAATGATATTCTATTAGTTTCAAATGGAACATATACTGATATGTCTTTATTGAACTCTTTAATCTTTATCATTATTCTTCCTCCAACACGCCAATAAATTTTAGACATCGTACGCAAATGCCATCATTTCTCTTGACTCTATTCTTTCTACATAGATTGCATCTGTTCGGATACGACTTATCTTCGTAGTGAATAGCTGCATTATCTATCCTTCTTGCTTTCTCGTGAGATGGTATATTATATTTGAACACTCCTTCACGAGAGATAGAATATTCTTTTCGACACTGATAACAATACAAGTTATCACGTGGTATTTTCTTATCACAGATATTGCATCTGTATTTATTCTTTATATTCTTTGGCATAGCCTCATCAGGTATATGAAACGTATCCCAAGATGTAGTCTTGATTGACCGTCTGACTTGTACTTCTTGTTCCAAGTCGGCGAACTTATCTGCTTTACTCATTAGTATCCTTTCTGTATAGAATGAAACAGCCAGCTTCGGCTTTGGTTTCCAAGCTACCACACTGCCTTATAACTGTATATCATATGACTAGGATTTGTTGACGCGCGTCCGTGTGTTATAACTCATGAGCGAAATGTATATACTATTAGTATAATGCCTGCCCATGTGTAGAAAAAAACCAGTTGGTTTCTCTCTCTCTTTCTATTAATTTATTATTTATATATATTTATTTGAATTGAAATGATGTGTTGTGTGTGTGGTGTGGATTAGTTCTGAGGTTTCCTTATATCGGGAGCGACATAGTGAGCATAAAAAAAGGTGAGGAGCGAACTCCCCACCTTAATTATTTATATATTATATGTATTCTCTGTATACCAATCATCTAGACAAGTACATTTGAAATACTCGTGTTCACAATCCATTATTCTTCTGTGAACGTTAGGAACTGTTCCCAAACGTTATCTTTCTTTACATTAACACCGTTTTTTACTGCGATGTTAATAGCTTTCTTACAGTCTGAATTGTTGTTGTATAATCCTATAGGACAAACGTAATCAAATGTTTCTCTGATTTTATCTGTACCTAGTAAGTCATCCATACCAGACTTAAGGTCACCAGTTTTGGTGAACAGTTTAGAGGCGTCTCCAGCTAATACAATCTGATGTACTTGGTACACTGATTGCCAACTTCGCAAGAGATACTTGCTCTCTTTACCGTTGATAACTAGCTTATAGCGCGCTACTGCTTTCTTAGTATCTGGATTGATAACTGCATTATCAACTCTACCAGCACCTACTCTGTATGCTTTTTTATCTATAGTGAAAGGAGTAGTAGCTTTCATATAGTCGTTTATCTTAGTATTAAGTTTTGGCGTAGCCATTATCTTATACCTTTCTGTATGGGTTGTACTTTGTGTGCAACCTCTCACACTCTTGTGGAGAGGTTGGGTGTAGAGAGTGTATGCATAATAAATTATTAACTGGAGCGAACGACTTCACTCGGCTGAAGGCAAGAGCGACTAGGCTGGTCCTAGTCGGGAGTGAGTAGAATGAGATTGAGCCTACGCAGTTAATATCTACGAGCTATTACTTAGAGCGCTAGCGATGCGAGTAGATATAGGCGAAACGAATGGAGAGGAATAATTTTTATATTGTTGTTCTTTTGAATGGTACGTAAGGAGCTAGCGAGCTAGGCGAGCGTATGACTGGAGTAGATGTACGAATTATCGTCAGCTAATGAGTACACAATGAAAAAGATTACAACAATGGCATACACGTGGGAGGGATTTATATGATAGGAATAGTTAGTGAATGACATACCTCGCCCGAAGGCGAGAGTTAACGAGACTGAGGTAGTTAAGAAGCGAGGTAGGAATGAACGAAAGAAGACTGGACATAACTAGAAATATAAAGAGAGAAAGAAAATATATACTATATATAGTAGGTATATGGAAATGTACATATGATGGTGGGATGTCTGAGGTTTGATACATTGGGTTACAATATGTATGTATATACTAGACAAATGTAAACATAGGGGGGTGTATGTGTAGTATAAAAGTGTATATAGTGTTATGTAGGTATTTACGAACGGTAGTGAGGAAATAGGGGGTGGGGTGGGTAGGCAACAGACTATATATAAATAACTATAACAGGTGGTTGCCTTGTTACGGGGGTATTTAATGTGGCGTGGGGGGGTTGTTATATGTGAGTCTCAAAAATATTACTGGTAACTATTTAATGTAGACGTGACACTTACCTGAACAGTTGACTGGGATAACAGTTACAGGAGGATAAAGTGTCCTGTGTAGATAAGTGTCTAGTTTATTATAGCACACTCTCTTACTTGTCCAGTAAAAAGAGATATTATTCTCTTTCTTACTGTACGCTTGGGGGGGATGGTGTTTCGGGCGATAGCAGGCATATAGCGTAAGCTATCGAAAAAAATTTAATTTACAAACCTTGCGTGTCCTCGGGTACTAGCCTTGTGGTAATCCCAGTCCTAGAAACATTCTAGTAGCTAGCTTTCGTGCGCCTGATACTCTCTTTACCTGTAACACGTTTGCTTCGTAAATGTTTGTATAAGAACTATACCATAGTAAAATGTTTATGGAAACAAAGGAGGATAATATTTATGATTTCCAAGAACAACTTCAGGTCGGTGACCAAGGTGAACAACTTATTAAAAAATTCTATGAGAATCGTAGAACAGAAGGCAAGTCAGTCTATATCGTCAGACCTGCAGCAAAGTGGGAGCAACAACAAGGAGCAGACTTCTTTGTAGTTAACAATGAGTTAGGTACAAAATATTTTGAAGTTAAAACTGACACACAAGCTAAAGATACAGGTAATGTAGCACTAGAAATACAGATAGTAGATAACGATGGATTTAAGTCTATTGGTTGTGCAATGAAAACATTTCCTGACTTTCTTTTCTACTGGATATATCCAACACAAGAAATACTGTATTGGAATCCACAGAAATTAAATCCCTGGATTATTGACTGGATAGCTGACGGACACAAGATAGTAGAGACAGAAAATAAAAATTTTTTTTCACGTTCTTTGTTAGTCCCGATTAGCGAATTAAAAGCAACTGGGGACGTACGGAAACTAGAAGTTAGCCAAGAACTTATAGAGCAAGTTATCTTTTAGTAACGTTACCCCAACGGTCAGTTCTAATTATTTGTTTTGGATTGTTATCTTCTAAACAAGGAAGACCATCAAAATGATGTCTGTATTTTTCATTACATACTAAACATCTTTGATGTCTATTGTATGACTTGTCAACTTGCGCCATAAGGTAATCTAGCCTTATAGCAACTTCTCTACCTTTGTCCTGAATTTCTTTGTCTGTTATCTTACGCATGAGTAAAATAGATTAGCATAATGATAAAAACTTGCAAGGTTTGTAATAAATCTTTGACATTTAAACGCAAATGGAAGTTGTGTTCTAATCTTGCATGTGTTGAATATAATAAAAAATTAAGGAGGTATGACCGTGTACGGCAAGATGAAAAAGCCAAAAGCGAAGAAGAGTAGTAAATCTCGCAAGTCCAAAAAAATGTACTAATATAAGTACATGACTATTAATAGCCAAGGACAACTTTCTAGTAATTTACCTAAGGCATATCAACTATATCCTAAAGGTAATCAGAAGTGTGCTAACTGCATGCATTTTGTAGAAGGGTACTGTAATCTTTTTAAAGCATCAGTACAGTCCTTTGCTTGGTGTAAAAAGTGGAAAGGTGGTGCTTATCGCTCCTAAGAAAAAACCTAAAAGAAAACCTATTAATGCAAAGACTAAAAAAACTTTGCAAGCTAAAGCGTCAAAATCAAAATATACATACGGACAGTTAGCTCAAGTATATAGAAGAGGTCAAGGTGCTTATTTATCTAGTGGTAGCAAATCAGCAAGTATGGCTGCATGGGCTATGGGTAGAGTAAATAGTTTTATAAAAGGTGGTCATTCACAAGATAATGATTTAAAGAAGAAGGGTAAAAAACGTGCCTCCAAAAAAAAGAAGTAGGCGTAAAGTTAAATATGAGAAGGGTGTACCTGCTAAGTATTTACAGAATAAAAAACGTTCTAAAGCGTCTGTGGCACGTGAGATTCGAGCTACAGCTAAGGCTTATAAAGAAGGTAAAAGAATAGATTTAAAAAAAGTACAAAAGTCACGGGCTACTAGGAGCAAAAGATAATGGCACATGCTAATCGTAAAAAATCTTTATTAAAAAAACATGGACTTAAAGGTGTTAACAAACCTAAGCGTACACCTAAACATCCTAAAAAATCACATGTTGTATTAGCACAACAAGGACATCAATTAAAACTTATTAGATTTGGTCAACAAGGTGTATCAGGTGCAGGCAAAAATCCTAAATCTGCTAAGAACAAAGCTAGACGTAAATCTTTTAAAGCTAGGCACGCTAAAAATATTAAGAAGGGAAAAATGTCAGCAGCCTACTGGGCTAATAAAACAAAATGGTAAACGTTGTCTGCGCTGTTCCTGAGTGCAGTAATTTACTCCCAAAAGGTCAAAGAAAATTTTGTTCAGATAAATGCAGACAGTTAATTGATAAACGTAAATGGAGAGCTAAAAAAAATGGTGAAGTATATATCTTGGAAGATAAAAAAACTAACATCAAAGCTAAAGCTCCTAAGAAAAAAACTACGGCAAAAGATGGACGAGTATCAGCTAGACGTGGTGATGTTTATGACAAGTTCGTACAAGATGGTCTTGTTAAAGAAGTATTGGAAGATGACATTACAAGAGATGACGCAGCTAAAATTCTTAAAGTTTCTAAAGCACAAGTATCAAGATTTCTTGCAGCGTATCAAGAAGACGTAGAACTAGAAAAAGCGCAAGCTGATTGGGATGTACCAACAGAAGCTATAGAATCACTAGAATCATTTAAAGATTTTAGAAATAGATATTTTTTAACAGAAAAAGGTATACGATTTGAAACTGCACCATTTCACGAAAAATGGATTAATTCATTAAACAAAGCTATAGAAGAAGGTGGACAACAAATGATACTGTCACCACCTCGTCACGGTAAAACAGAATTGCTTATACATTTTGCTATATGGCGTATTATGAAAAATCCTAACATAAGAATTATGTGGGTAGGTGGTAACGAAGATATAGCAAAAAACTCAGTGTCATCTGTAATAGATACATTAGAATCTAACGAAGGACTTAAAGAAGATTTTTGTGGACCTGGTGGTTCATTTAAACCAAAAACAAGAACAGGTAAGTCTTGGTCACAAAACGGTTTTACTGTATCTACAAGAACAGTACATGGTATAAAGTCACCAACTATGATTGGTATTGGTAAAGGTGGCAAGATACTTTCTCGTGACTGTGACTTAATTATTGCAGATGACATCGAAGACCATGCATCTACTGCACAACCACGTGCAAGACTCAATACAAAAAATTGGTGGACAACAACACTAGCATCACGTAAAGAAGAACATACTGCAATTATTGTTATTGGTTCTAGGCAACACCCTGATGACTTATACAGTTCATTGTTAGATTCAGAAGCATGGGAAACAATAATTGAAGAAGCACATGACTCTAGTTGTGAACTACCTGAACTAGAAGAAGAAGAACATATAGATTGTATGTTGTGGTCAGGCTTTAGAACATATAGATGGTTAATGTCAAGAAAACGTGATTCTATGACTACAGGAGGTTTACAAAGATTTGAGATGGTTTATCAAAATAGACCAGGAGAAAGTAGTGCAAGCATATTTAATGTAGAAGCTATAACTCAATGTATGAATAAAGATGTTTCTGTAGGTCAAATTCCACAACACTCTTATCTTGTCGCAGGTCTTGACCCTGCTGCTTCAGGATATCAAGCAGCTTTTTTATGGGCAATACTTGATGACGGAGAGGATGAATTATTGCAAATGGTTGATATACAAAATAACAAAGGTGGTGGTATTGAAGAAGCATTACAAGTTATTAAGGATTGGCATCAACAATATAATTTATATCATTGGGTTATTGAAGAAAACAACTTTCAAAAAGCTATACGTCAAGACCCTAGAATAAAAGAATATGCAAATAAAAATGGAATTATATTAGAAGGTCACGAAACTTATAAAAACAAATGGGATAGTCATTTTGGTGTTACATCACTAGCACCTATGTTTCAAGATAAATTAATAATATTACCGTATGGAAATACAGAATCACAAGTTAAATCAGAAATGTATAGAAAACAACTATCATATTTTTCAGCAAAAAGAAAAAATACATACAAATCTGATATAGTAATGGCAAGTTGGTTTCCAATTAAAGTTTTACGTAAGTTGCAAAAAGCACACTATTCTGATATAGGAATTGATTACATACCTAGCTATGATGGTTTTGATATAGTAGAATGGAATAACGCGCCATGGAGTTAAATGTTAGTTAAAGATATATTAGATAGAACTAGATTCTTAAAAGAAATGCACGATGAGGCATTGCCTGATAGAGCAAGGTTTCGTGCAATTATTAATGGTGGGGAAAATGGTATAAAAGCATTACTTGGTCAATCTATATCAAGTATGGATGCTGATATGTTACCTGCTCCAAACTTATTACTATCAGCACTAGACAGGCTTGCTCAAAAAATTGGTAGAGCGCCTGCATTAGATGTACACGTCACAAACCCTAGAGATAGTGAAAGAAATAAAAAGAAGAAAGATAAGCTAGAACGTATTGTTACATCATACGACCAGTTTCAAGGACTAGATTTACAGTTACCACAAGTTGCAAGATGGCTACCTGGGTATGGTTTTGCTGTATGGGTTATTACAAGTAAGACAGACCCTCAAGGCAATGTATATCCAATAGCAGAATTACGTGACCCCTATACAACATTTCCTGGATATCAAGGTGCTAATCAAAAAGCAGAAGAGCTTGTAACTATAAGAAGCATACCTGCAGACAAATTAGTCAGGATGTATCCTGAACTTAAAAGTTATTTTGCAGAAAAAGGTGACGAAGTACAAGAACCTTATGGTTTTACTACAGGTATATATACAAACTATGGTCAAGAAGGTTCGTGGGAAAATTCTAATGACAATGGTGAAGTTGTTGTAGAATATATAAATACTGAAGGAACATACATAGTACACGTTGCTTCTAACAAAATAGTAGATTTTGTACCTAATCCACTACAATCAGGACCATCTTTTGTAGTTGCTAAAAGATTTTCTTTTGACCAAATACAAGGACAGTTTGACCAAGTTATAGGTTTGATGGCAGCTATGGCAAAAATAAACGTTATGTCAGTTATTGCTATGGAAGATGCAGTATTTACAGAAACCAACGTTGTTGGTGAAATTGAATCAGGTCAATACAGAAAAGGTAGAAATGCTATTAATTATCTATCTCCAGGTTCACAAGTAGTAAAACCTGTTAATAACTTACCATATCAATTATTTGAATCAGTAGGAAGAATAGAAAGACATTTAAGAACTGTTGCAGGATATCCAGTACAGGACGATTCTATATCCCCAAATAGTTTTGTTACTGGTAGAGGATTAGAAGAACTACAAGCAGGTATTGGTGCAATGGTTAATGAATATCATAAAGTTTTACAAAACGCTATAGAAGAAATAGATTACAAAAGATTAGAGTTAGATGCATTATCTTTGAATAAACGTAAACCTTTAGTAGGTACATTACGTGGTTCATCATTTTCTGAAAACTATACACCATCTGCAGATATTGATGGTAATTTCTTAACAAGACGTAAGTATGGTGCTATGGCTACATTTGATGAAGCAGGTAAAGTAATTACAGGATTACAGCTATATCAAGCAGGAATTATAGATAAAGAAACTATGCAACGTGAAATGGATGGTTTAGATAACTTACAGTCTATAAATGAAAGTATTACTAAAGAACGTGCAGAAAAAGTTATGTTTGATTCATTATTAGCACAAGCTAGTAATGGTGACGCTAAAGCGTCTATGGCATTAGTAGAGATATATGCAAATCCAAATAACATTGGAAGCATATTAAAGAAGTATTTTACTGCAGAAGACCCTCAACCAAGTCAACAGGAAGCTATGTTGGCACAAATGGCAGGAGCTGCACCACAACAAGGTGGACCTCCTCCTGGACCTCAAGATGTATTAAGTTTATTACAAGGTGGTGCATAATGGATTTTGATAGAACTAACAGTAGTTTTCATCAAATAATTATGGGTGAAGAATGGAACATAGATAAATTAGCTGTAGCAGAGCTATATCTTAATGACCAGTTAGAAGAAGAAAGAAATCCTAACGAATGGTTAGATATGGACGGACTTACAATAGTTTATGTACCAGGATACGGAAGGTTACAAATGGTATGGATTGAGGATGAAAATGACACGAGGAGTTAAAAAAGGTGCATTTGCTATAGATGCACAAAGAGGTGAAGGTTCAGCAGCTAGAGAAGCTGCTTTAAGAGGCGCACCATTATTACCTGAGGATGAAGTACAGGTTAATATGGAAACACCTGTTGATGCACCACAAACAAACATACAGGCACAAGCACCACAATTAGGTAATGTATTTGCACCATCTAATGATGCAACACCTATGATGCAACAAAATCCTGTGTTTGATGAATTTGAAGTAGTTGACCCTGGACAATCGTCTAATACTAATATGATTCTTGCAGCTATAAATGACTTACTGGGAGGCAGTGAAGAAGCAAGTTCTATGATAACATAGCACTATGGCTTTTTATGCATATGAACCCCCTGACCTAGAAGAAAATTTTATAGGTAAGTCTGATGAACGCGAGCAAAAATACAATGCTATTAAACAGACTATAAGACAAAAACCTCAAGTAGGTAATAATTTAGAAGACATTGTAAACAAGTGGGGTAATGTATTAGGTCGGGATATTATGGTTGGAAGCGCTCTTATGGGGTTTTCCTCTATATCACCTGAAATATCTTTATTATTAGAAAGACAAGTAGAATTAGAAAAAGAAAAGAACAGAAATTTTTGGGAACAGACTAAAGGCGCAGGACGAGGATTAGTTAGAAACTTGTTTGTTGGTTTAGATTCTTTAGCAGAAGCTACAGTTAAAAGACCATTTCAAGCATCTGCTAGGTCATTAATAGACAATGGTATGAATGTTAACTTAGCATATTTACATACACTATCTAATATGATTGGCTTTGATAAACCAGTTATGGAATTAGCTTTAGGTGGAGAAAAATATGCAAACTTTAGACAAGATTATGAAACAGCTAAAAAAGACTTAGGTCCTACAACAGCAGGGTATGCTATCAGAGAAATGGCTAAAGGTAACAGAGTAAACCTTGGTAGAGGATACTTTGGTAATTCAACACTAGCTAGAGAAACTGATATATATAGAGAATTATCTCAAACAATTAAAGACCCTAGACAATTAGCTGCTATAGAAAAAACAATACAAGGTCAATTAGGTTTTGATATTACTGGAACTCAAAGAGAAAAGTTAGAAGCTAATAAATATAAAGGAGTAACAATTAGTCCTGGTCGTGTTGCTGCTGTACAAATGTCAGAGCCAGGAACAGATAGATATAAATTTATATCAGGACTTATTGACGGTGTTGTAACACTTGGATTAGACCCTGCAAACTTAGTAGGTGCATGGGTTGGTAAATTAGGTAAAGCAGGTAAAGTCTTTAAAGTTGGTGAAACTGCTGCTGCAGGTAGTAACGCAGGTGCTAGAACACTTATAGGACAAGGCAATAGATTATTTCAAGTTGTAAAAGTTTCAGACGATGTACCTAGAGTTAACTTATCAGATGGCTTACAAGAGTTTATAAAAGACAGTGGTAAGTATGACGAGTTAGCTGTAGTTGATGTAGGTGAAACAATCTTAAAAGGTGATGAAATTTATACAATGGATGACTTAAACAATATAGCTAAAGCAAATGGTAGACAAGGCGCTCAAGTAAACAATAGTGCTGAAGCTCAAAGATTTTTAAGAAGAGATGCAATAGGTGAAGGTGCTACTACAGGTATTGATAACAAGTATGTAAATAACGTAAAGATATATGAAGGTGCTGAAATGCTTCCTGATGGTAGATTTGTTGAAGGTATTAGACCAGGAATGGGTGGTGCATTTGTTGATAGAGCAGTACAAAGAATGATAGGTGGACAAGTTGCAGACTTAAGAGAATATTTAGGAAAAGATTTTAATGCATTTTTTAATAAATTTGGAAAGAATGTTGTCTTTGATGAAGACATGGGTGTAGCAATGACGAAGTATATAAAAAGCTCAGACGATAGAGTTGTAGATTTTATTAACTACTTATCATCAGATATAAAAGCTTGGTCACAGAAAATATATGACAACATGGATGACTTAGTAGATAACACTATATTGCACGAATTAGTTCATACTTGGATTGCTAAAGGCAAGTCTCCAAAACAAATAGCTTTTAATAAATCTTGGATGACACCTTTAGGTAAAGCAGCACGTAGAGCAAGAAGAGATAAGCGTAGAGCTTTATGGGTTAAGAAATCAGGTGAAGATTCTGTTATGGGTGTTAAAACAACTTGGCAACTAGAAAAAGATGTAGAAGAAATGGTTACTAATTTTAAAGCAGCATTTGCTAACGAAGTTGATGAAGCTAAAAGATTTGCAGGATTACAAAAATTTATAAAACCATCCTTAAACAAAACAGATTTTGAAGCCTGGCATCAAACAGCAGGTAAAGGTATATACGAGTTTATATCTGAAGGTGTTACTAATGGTAGGTTAGATTATGAAAACTTAAGACAGATAATGCCAGAAGCTAGTCCTTCAACATTAGGTACTATATTAGATAATCCAACTGTAGGAAATGTGTCAGAGGCTATTGCTAGGGAAGTTAGAACTGGTGGTATTACTAAAAGACTAGACCCTTACAGCTATGCATTCAAAGGAAGTGTATCGAGGAATGCAGGTAGGATTGTTGGTAGTGTAGGCAAGATTGCAGGAGATGGTAAAAAAGTAGATTTATCAGACATGGGTAACTTCTTAGGAGTTGCTGCAGTAGCAAAACGTACATTTAAAGATACAGCCATATCAAGAATATTTGGTCAAGTAAGTCCTACATTTATAACATCAGCTTCACATAGTCAAGGATTAAAAGAAATGGAGAAACTTGTTAAGTCACTTCCATTTGAAAAACAAATTAAAGCAGATTTGTATAAAAAACTTGCAACAACTGATGCTGCTATTTTAAATCAGTTTGCTGAACAAGGTACATATTCTAGATTAAGACAAACCGAAGAATTTTTTAAATTACTTGTAGGAGATGGTACACCAAAAAATCCAGGTGTATTTGGAGAAGTAGAAAAACTTATGGCATCAAAGGCATATCCAGGAATGCAAGGAGGTGGTATTACAAAATTTGTTGGTGAAATAAACGATGCAAGAAAGTATTGGACATCACTTGTTGGAGACCATATTGTTGATGTAGGTTTTTCTACATCTAAAACATCTAGTAGAGCTGCAGATACAGCATTTGATATGGTCAAAACAGAACTAAATTTACAGGAACTAGAAGGATTAGCTAGAGCAGGCAAGGCTGATGAAATAGCAGAGTTTATGGTTAGCTTAGGTAATCAAGAGTTAGCACAGCCAACTGCAATGTTAATGTCAGAAATGTTAGTAGGTAACATTCCATTGTTTGATACTAATGAAGTCTTTAGAGTATTAGGAACATATAGAAACTCTTTGCTACAATTAACAGGTTTAAGCACATTGACAGGACTAAAAAGAATAGACTTGCCACAGTTGCTTGGAAAATCTTTAGATAGAAATCCTATACTTTCTTTTGCAAAGACTAACAATCAATTTAAAAACTTTTTATCTAAATGGGAGTTTCCAGTAAAAGCTCCATCAGGTAAAAAAGTAAAACCATCTTATATAAAAGAATTGCAATTAAATGCTAAAAAAGAATTAATTACTGAATATGAAAAGTTAGCAGGTAAATCACTAAATGCTACTACGTCTGATACTATTGCAGAATTAATTGACGATGAATCATTTGAAATAATTAGTAGACTTACAACACCACAACAAATAGATACAGCATTGAACGTAGGTAATATAACTAATAATGCTATGACTAAAAGTCTTGCTAAGATGTTTTATTCTACAAGAGCAACAGACGAAGGTTTACAGTTAGTTAACAAAGCATACATTAGATGGGCAAATAATGTAATGCAACAAGCCTGGAAACCATTTACTCTTTTAAGAATTGCTTGGACTACAAGAGTTATTATGGAAGAACAACTTAGAATGTTTGCAGCAGATATGACAAACATGTGGTCACATCCTGTATCTCATATGGCATATGTTTTAAAACCTGACAAAGGATTAGGTAAAGCTATAAGTAAATCATTAACAGCATTAGACATTCCATTAAACACAAACCTTGGTGGTAGGTTTATGTCCAAACTTAGAAGAGGTGATATTGATATTGTAGGTAGACAAATGAATGAAGAGTTGTTATTTAAACAAGCAATGTCTCGTGGTTCAAATGGTATTATGATGCGTGAAGCATCTTCTGTAGATAGATTTTTTAAAACTATTAAAAGAGATTCTGTCACCAATAGAACTAAAAGCAGAAGGCAATATTCTAAAGGTTGGTTAACTGAGTTGGCACAAATGGCTGATGATGATTTGATGGTAGTAGTTGCTAATACATTAATAGGTAATGGTCAAAGACAACGTTCTTCATTTGCTACATTAGATGAATTAGCTGATTACTTAACTGACAATTTACCTGCAGAAAGACTTGCTGTATTAAGTAGAAAAGAAGATGCACAAATTGCTAAAAGAACTTATTTAGATTGGAGTAGTAGTGGAGACGCAGTAACTAACAATGGAAGAAATCTAATTAGAGGAGACAAAGATAGAACATTAGAATTTTTACAATCTTACGCAGCTAGATTATATGACAAAGTTGGTGGTGGTGGAGGATTTAAAAAGTATGTAGAAAATCCTAAATTAGATAGAAACTCTATTCCTAATCTGTCGACTATATCTTTTGAAGAAGCATTAGAAAAAGGATACATAGTTGAGATTAACAAAGGTATTGTATATAAGAACGCAGGAGCAAAAGACGGTGACTTACCTGTACGTATGGTGTATGAATTAATTGATGGTGACAAAACATTAGATTACATAAAATGGATAGCAGATAAAAAATTAGAAATTAATACTAAAACTAGAAGTTTTTCTATGCCACTAAATGGTTTTAACAGTGAATCACAATTTGATACAGCAGTAAAGATACTTGCCAATTATGCAGAAAATGGACCTGATGTTGTTAAAGTATCAAAAAAACTAATTCAAGATACTGATAGAAAGTCATACAACGGCATTATAGAAAAACTATTTGATATATTTATGTCTACACCAACGAACAAACTATCAAGAGCGCCTGCCTTTAAACAATTTTACTATCGTAATTTAGAGCGTATGGCTGATAAGTTTGAAGCTGATACATTAGCTGCACTATATAAGAACAAACAAATTATGGAAGCTATGCCTGAGTCTACTAGGAAATATTTAGATACTATAGTTCCTAAAGCAAAAGGTCAAGGTATAGCTGTAGACCAATTAGAAAGTATTGATGATTTATTAAAGTCAACAGCTCTTACAGAGACAGAAGAGTTGTTATATAGTTTAAATAATAGGTCACAGTTTACACAAGCTAATTCTTTGTTGTTTCCTTTCGCAGAAGTTCATTTAGAAATAGCTAAGACTTGGACAAGATTGTTAACTGAAAATCCTAGAAAACTACGTAAATTACAAATATCTACTGAGACATTAAAAGAAGGTAATCCATTTAACTTTGATATGTTAGGTGGAGATGCTGCAGATGATAGACCAATGGTATATACAGATGAACTTACTAATGAAGAAGTTTTTGTATTTCCACTTATAGACCCAATACTTAGAAACTTTTTTGACAATGTAGAAGAAAGAGACTTAGGTGGAGCATCACCAAGAAGTGAAGTAAATCTTAGAGCTGTTGGATTTACATCATCTGCAAACATAGTTGCAGGTGGATTAATACCAGGAGTAGGTCCAGTAGCACAGGTAGCAGCTAAAGCATTGATGCCAAATATGAAAGAAACATCAGCTTTATATGAGTTTATATTTCCATTCGGTGAACCTGCAGGCAATACTGTAGAACAAGCAGTCGATTATTTGTTACCTGAATGGATACAGAAGCTAGGTTCTGCTATAAGTACAAGTCCTGAATCGTGGTCACGTGCATTTGTAAATACAGAAAAAGAAGTATTAAGAGCAAAACTTATTAGTGGTGCTATTCCCCAAGGTCAAGAACCTAGGTCACAAGATGAAATGAATAAAATTTTACAACGTGTAAAACAAGATGCTTTAATTATGCACTTAATTAAATCAGCAGCACAGTTTACATTTGTATCTCCTTCATTTAGATGGGAGCTAGAAACAGAACCAGGTGGAGATTTATATGTCAATCCTAAAGATTTAAGAGATAGAGGTATAGACCCTGAAGGTAGAATATTTGGATTCAATACATTACAAAGTGTATATGGAAGATTACTAGGTGAGTATGAAGACGAACAAGTAGCTACACAAGTATTTACACAGTTGTTTGGTGCAGACCCAACAGCATTAATAATATCTAAATCAAAAGAATTAAGGAGAGTTCCTTATACAGATGAAGCATTAGATTATGCAATGGAGAATGAAGATAAGTATCAATTATATCCTGATATGTTTTATTATGTCAGACCTGATATCGGCACTGATGAATTTATTATGGCATCCTGGGTTAACTCCTTTGACGATGATTACTTAGGACAATATGCAGCTAGAACAGATTTAGATTTAGGTGAGTTTGCACAATTACAAAATCAAGCTGCAGGAAGAATGGCTGTAGAAAGATATAGAAGAGGCATTACAGACCCTAATAGTCCTATGTATGTTGCAGATGAAGATATTCGTAAAATATTAATTACTACTTATAAAAATACTGTAGCTGATTACTTTCCAGGATATGGTGAAAAACCTAGAACAGAAAGTCCTACTGATTTAGGTACACTACTAAAACAAACATATCAAATGGCAGCAGACCCTGATTTACAAGACGAGCCTGTAATCAAAGCATTGAACATTTGGTTAGAAAGCTATGACAATATATTACAGGTAAGGTCAACAGAAACAGGCGCAGTAGGTTCAGACCCAACTAATGCTAATTGGTTTTTAGCTAGAGACCAATTAAGACAAAAAGGACAAGAGTTAGCAAAATACTATCCACTGTTTACATTTGTTAATGAATCAGTATTAGAGAGAATACTCAGAGAGAACGAGGATGAATTGATAAGATACGGCTATACTTATAACCAACAAATATTTAAGGCAGAACAATAATGTGGAAATTAATTTCAAAAATTTTATTTACAAATTCAGGTGCAGTATCAGAATTTAACGCATCTACTTCTGCTGATTATTCAAAAGCATTATGGTACAACACAGAGACAGGTGAAACACGAAATGCTATAGACTCCAGTGGTACACCAATTACAGATTATACATTATTTGAACAAAGAACAGAAGAAGGTGATGTTGTAGGTGGTGGAACAATAGACCAACCAGGTCCTGCACTACAAGGAGGAACTGTTATTCCTAGAGCATTAACTCCCGTTGAAATAGACGAGGCTTTAAAAAATTATTATACAGACCCTAATTTTATACAACCTTATGGGTATTTTATTAATGATGATGGGTTATTAGAAGAACATGATAAAGATGAAGATGGAGAATATATCTTTCCTGGTGCAGGTCCTAACGACCCACCTCCTCCATTAACACCTGATGATGCTATACAACTAAGATTAGGCACACAAGGTGTAACACAGTTTTTAGGATTTGAAGGAACTTTGGGAACACCTTTAGGTTATAAAGGTGCAGGTGAGGGATATGGTGATAATCCTGTATATATTACACCACTAATTACAACCCTGTTTATGGACGACATGTTAAGTGAGGATTATATAAGAAACTTACAGAGCAAGTTAGTCCAAGCAGGGTACTTAGTGGGTGGTTTTGAATCAGGGAGTATGGATATACCAACAAGTACAGCTATAACAGCAGCAATGTCTACACATAACTTAGAAGGTAGAGTTCCATACTTTGATGATGGATTTGCTATAGAAGGTGCATTGCTTACACTATCAACTGCTACTCGTGTAGTAGAGAACCAAAAGACTGGTGAAGAAGAAATAGTTGAAGTAATTATAAACCCTCAAAGTGGTGAAGTTATATATCAAGGAGATAGTGTCAAACAGTATAAAAGCCAGTATGCATTTACAGATGATAAGAAAAAAGAGATAAGAGATTTCTTTTTTGGTGAGTTAGACAACGATGTAACAGACTTAGAAAATAGATTACTTAATAACTACAGTATTGATATTCCAAAATATGATACAGAATCTGCAGGATACATAGCTATGAATGCAGTTAGAAATTATTTTGGTGGTTCAGACAAGATTAGCTTTACACAAGCACAATCTTTAGCAGGAGTAGTTAATTCATTATTAGAAGTTACTAAACGTGATTTAGATGGAATGATTGTTCAAAACATTAGAGAAGATATTGATGCACAAGTAAAACAACTTGGATATGATGGTTGGCTTGACAAGTATGGAAGTGTTGATGGATACAAAAAAGAACTAAAACAACAGTATCCATTTGCTGATGATACGATGTTAGATTCGTTAGTAAGAAATAAAATTAAAAGTTTTCAAGTTGAGACAAGTCAAGAGCTTGGTCCATCAGCAACACCTGGTGACCCGTTTGCTTTAAGTGGTACTAATGAAAGATTTAGTTCTTTGTTTGGTGGTCGATTAGCAAGAGCTGTTGACCAAATATATGGAGAAGAAAAAGATTTTCAATCAAGACAATCTGCATTTGATTCTGCTACAGCAAACTTTGCACAGGCATCACGTAATCTTAGAAACCTAGGAAGGAGAGGATAATGACACCTTTAGAATTAGCTGCAATGTTAATAGTTGCAGCAACTACTTTGAAAGAAGCAGGTATGCCATTAGAAAAAGACCCTTCTAAAAACTTTTCAGATTTAGCAACTCTTGTAGCTATAGCATATGGAGAAAATGAACAAGGAGAAACAATAGGTACTGGTCAATCTACATTAACAGATGAGGAAGGAAATAGAGAAATATCATTTGGACCATTTCAAATTAATAAATTTTGGTATACAGACAGGTCAGCATCAGGAGACACAACAGTCGTAAATAATAAATACACAGATATATTTGATGATGTAAAACCTGGAGATATGCCTGCGTTACTTAAAGACCCTATGAACTCTGCATTAGCTGCAATAATCGTAGCTAATAGTAATAAAGGTTATGAAAACTGGAGTGTATATACAAGTGAAGCCTATGGAATTGAAGAACAAAGTTTTGATTCTAAATATTGGAAAACAGGATTTGGAGCAGCAGCAGAAGAATTATATAAAATAGATATTCCTGAAATAAATATTGGAAGTTCAAATCAAGAAACTGGAGAACCAAAAGGCGTACTTGGAATGGAACGAAGAGTAAAAGGTTTTACACAGAGAGAGATAGCACAGTTTGAAAGTTCAAGAGACAAAATAGCTAAAGCTATTAACCCTGCAGAACCTACTAACCCTGAAACTATTAGACAATCATCTTTGATGTTAGCTAATATGAAAGGCTTAGATACTACACAGATTCCAATAGATGTTCGTTCTGAATACTCACAACTTGATAAAGTTATACTAAACTTTTTAGGAGAAGTAGCTAAGAAGAAAGCAGAGGGTTAATGTCAAACGGAGATAGTTTTGTTTTAAGTGATGAAGAATTACAGAAAATAATTGATGATGCACTAGGTAGCGCTCCACCTATAGATGATATGCCTGTATCAGACCAAATAATACAAGGACCTGATGGTTTGTTTTATTTTGTTTATACATTAGAAGCTCAAGACATAGATGGTTTAAACTCTGACGTAACTGTGTATTACACTGACACAAGTAACTACAAGCAAAGTTATACTACTGGAAGTGTAGAAGAACTTACAGCATCAGGAATATCTTTTGGTAGTTTAGCAGAAGTAGATTCAAGACTTAAAGGTAGAAACCCTATACATTTGTTATTAGATGATTTGCAAGATGAATTAAAACTAAATGATTATTTATTAAAAGCTGCAGAATCAGATGGTAATTTTAATGCAGTTGGTGTATTTTTAGAATCATTGTTTGAAGGTAAGCCAGCAGCTTATGCAGATTACGCAGTAGTAAGTCCATATATAAATGCTTTATCAGGAGACCAGTTAACATATTTTCAAGCTATGGCTTTAGGAGAAGACCCTGCAGCCAACGCATCATTAAGAGGATTACAAGACAAAGCTAAATTAGAATTAGCAGGTTTAGTTGGTAAGTATGGACAATACGAAATACCACAAGATGTATTAGATTATCTGTACAGCCAAAGAGTTAAAGGTATATTAACTAAAGATTCATTAGCAGAACAGTTTAAGTTATTAGTATTTCCTGAACTTCCAGGATTTAGAAACGATGATATACAAGAGTTTATGTCTGATAGAGAATTATCTATACCTGACAACTTATCATATATAGATAAAGCAAAAGACCAAGCTAATGCAAAGTTAGGTCCATATCTATCAGGATTGTTTACAGATGACGACTACAGAACATTTAGTAATGTACTGGCAGAACCTAATGGCTCACAGTTATTAGATTCACAATTTCAAACTGTATGGAATGAAAACGTATCAGATAAATACAAAGGTAAAGATTATAATACTTCTATTATTGGAATTAGAACAATGGCAAATAGATACGGAAGATTAGATGAACTAGGTAGAGATAGAGATATGGTCTACAATTTATTTACAACAGATGACCCTGCAGAACAAAGAAAACAAATGACTGCACATTTCTTAAACGTAGGAGATGAAGGAGCATTACAAAAAATGTCAAATGATTTAAAAGGATTAGGATTTAGTCCAGTCTATTTAAGTCCTACAATAACAGGACAAGGATAATGGCTGACAAGTTTAACTTACTAGGACAACCAGGACCTGAAGGAGAAATAAACCCTGATGCACCTGAAGCAGGAGAATATAAATATGATAAAGGACCTGGTGGTTTTTTATCTATTGAAGAAGGTGGAGATGGTGTAGTTAATCCTGGCTTGACCACATCAGGTACAATAGCATCAGTTATAAATAATGATACTGATGTAGATGAGAATGATGACGATATAACATCAGATTTTAGTTCTTTGTTTGATAATCTAAAGTCGGCTATAGAAGGTATTGGAGCATCTTCAGCAGACGCTCCTGACTTTGTAGCCACACCACAGCAAATAGAAGATTTACTACCTTGGTTATCAGGTAAAGGTAATTTACTACAAGAGTATACAAATCAGTACATAGAAACAGGTAGTGCAGAATTTGCATTAGCTGCAGTTAGAAACACAGAAGAGTATGCAGAATTTTATCCTGGTATCAAAAGAGGTGATGGTTCTTTGAGAATGAATGAATCACAGTATGAACAAGTAAGAGAAGGATACTACAGGATATTATTAGAGAATGATTTGAATCCTATTATATTTGAATCAGCAGGTAAAGTAGCTGCATTGATTGCAGGTGATGTGAGCGTATCAGAATTTAAAGGACGTATTGAATCTTCAAGACAGGCATTTAGAGACAATCCTATAGCAGAAGAAATAAAACAATATTATTCAGCAAACTTTGATATAGATTTGTCAGACAATGCTGTGTTTGCTGCAGCATTAGACCCTGATGTGTCCATAGGTATATTACAAGGTCAGATACAACAATCACAGTTAGGAGCAGAAGCTGCACTTAGAAACTTAGATTTATCTACAGAACAAGCACAAAGACTTATACAAGCAGGTATAACACAAGCAGGTGGTCAGAGATTGTTTAGTAGAGCTTCAGAATATATACAAAGACTTAATAGATTAAGAGTTGGTCAAGGTAGAACTAACGAAATAGAACTTCAAGATATTATACAATCAGAAGTACAGCAAGACCCACAAGCTCAACTAGAACAACAAAGAATATTAAATCAACAAGCATCTATGAGTTCACTAGCAACTGGTGCAGTACAAACTCAGGGTGGAGCAGTTGCAGGTTTAGAAGAAGCATAGTATACTAGATGTAGTGCCTGACGAGTTCGGCACACTAAATATAGGGTCGTATTCGGCAACACTACCAAGGTGTGTTGTCTGTCATTCGTAAACCCTTGTGTACAATCCCTTTAATTACCTAGCGATTATTGTTATGGGATTTTATATGCTAGAGAAGATGGAGAAAATTATGGAAGAAAATACACAAATTGATGCTACAGAAGCTGTAGACGAATCTACAGATGGTATCAAACAACTTAGAGAAGAATATAAAAAGCTAAAAGCTGAAAATAAACAGTATAAAACTGATGCTATGAGTACTGCTTTAGGTTCATTAGGACTTAGTGCAGACAAAGGTATTGGTAAAGCTGTTACAAAACTCTACGATGGTGATGTTACTGTAGATGCAATTAAGGAGTTTGTTACTCAAGAGTTTGGAGAAGTTAGTAGTTCTGAACAACCTAGTGCAACTCCCGAAGTAAACAACAATGTAGTTGAAGCTCAATCTCGAGTAGAGCAACTAAATAAGATTGGTGTAAACGCAGAACCTGTTGACGTAAGTCAAGAGTTTCTAAACTTCGTAAGAGATTCCAAAACAAGTCCTAAGGATTCTATTAATGCAAAATTGCGTATGATAGATACTTTAGACAAACAAGACAAGTAAAAATAATTTAATAGGAGAAGATAAAAATGGCAGACATATCGTTAACTAATAGTACGATTTATGCACAAAACATTAATAACTTCACTGGTGAATTGTTTAAAGTTGGTGGTCAGAGAACACCTTTACTTTCTGCAGTTGGTGGTTTGAATGGTGGTAAAGTATTAAACTCTACATTTTGGCAAGTCCAAGTAGAAGATAATGCTACCATTTCTTCAGAACCAACTAAAGGACAAGAGGGTTCTACACCTACAGAATATCTTGGAAGAGACAGAGCTGCATATACTTATGTAACTCAGATTTTTCACAAGGGTGTACAAATGACATACACAGCTTTAGCATCTACACAAAATCAAAATCCGTTTGACTTATCTGCAAACATTGTTAACACATCTGATGGAGATGGAACAACAACAGCAGCAGATAAATTAGCGCTTTTTGGTGGTAGCCCAGTGGCTGATGAATTTGCTTTCCAAATGGAAAAAGCAATGGAAAAAGTAGCAAGAGAAGTTGAGTGGTTTGCATTCAATGGTTCTTTCTCAGATGGTGCTAACGTAACACCTGGGTCAGGAACTAGAGAAATGTACGGTCTTGATGTGTGGATTAACACAAACAAGAACGCTAACAACTCTGCAGCAGTTAACCCATTAGGTGGTAACTGTTTCTACAATGACGCTTCAGGTGACGGAACTGGTTCAGCACAAGTCATCTCTTTCGCAACCATATCAGGTGCGCTAAAGAGAATGTACGACAATCATGCACCAATGACACAACCTGTATTGTGCGTTAGTCCAAAACAATTACTAGACCTTAACAATGAACTTGTTAAAGGTACAGTTGATATAGCAGGAGCAATCATTCCTAGAGATAGAAATGTTGCAGGTATTGACATTGATACAATCATTACACCATTCGGTTCAATAGGACTAATGGTTATTGACCCTGAAATCATGCCAACAGGAACTGCTTTCATCTTAGACCTAGCTTACATACAACCAGTATTTACCAATATCCCAGGATTTGGTACTGTGTTTGTACGTGACTTAGACCAAGATGCAAACGCTAGAATTGGAAAAGCAATTTATATGGAGATGGGATTCGAGTTCGGACCTCCTTCATATCACTGCAAAATTCAAGCAGTAGCATAATTAAGTTAAAGAACTTTGGGAGTAGCTCCACCTGCTCCCATTGTTCTGCTATAGTAAGGAAAGTATGAAAAGTAAAACAGCTTTAATAGATATTTCAGCAGACAACAGTAACTCATTAGGAGTTGCCACAGATGGAATGCTACTTTGTGGTATTCAATTCCCTGCAGCTATGACCGGTTCAAGTGTTACATTTGATTTTTCAATGGACAACAGTACATTTGTTGATGTAAAAGAAACAGACGGAACAGATGTAACTTACACAATATCAGCAGGAGATATGGTAAGAGTTGACCCTTCAGGATGGGCATTTGCTAGCAATGGTTACATAAGAGTAACTTCTAACGGCAATGAAGCAGCAGACAGAAGTTTAACATTACACTTTAGACACAGTTAGGAGCAAACATGGGTATGCTCTTAATGCTCAAAGAAGGTAAAAACGAATTTCGAATCGACATTGATTCAGAACCTGCAGATGAATTAAATTCATATACAGCATTATCTTCTAGTCTTACATCTAGTGGAACTACTTTATCTTTTGACGCTTCTCTTTTAACACAAGAAGAAGAAGATGTAATGGACGCAGGAACAATTTTAGAATGTGACCAAGAGCTTATGTATTGTACTGGTTTAGACACAGTAAATAATACAGTTACAATTGTTAGAGGGGTTAGAGGTACAACTGCTGACTCCCATGACTCAGGAGCTATAGTTAAAATTTCTCCTGCATTTACACGTCTAGCTGTTTTTAATGCAATCAAAGACCAGATTAATAATTTATTTCCTACATTATTTGCAGTAGAAACAAAAACAATGACTGCTTCTACTGGATATACTTTAGTTGGGTCATACG